TATGAATAATAATTTTATTAATGATGTTTCTGGTATTATTTTTACACAAGGTAATCTCTTATTTTCTGATTTTTCTAGTTCTATACAACAGGTTCAGCTTCCTTCTAGTCAAGGACAACCTATATCTCTCGAGAGAAAAACATTATTTTATGACCCTAGTTTTAATAGTAATATTCCTGGCTCTTCTTCTTTTATTATTGATTTTAGTGGTTCTACTATTTTTAATCAACTTAAATTAAATGTAAATGGAAATATAATTGAACCTTCTCCAGATATATCCGGGCAATATATAGAAATATATGCTAATTTTGATGTTAGTTCTAATAGTTCCCCTTCTAAAACTTTTTCCCTTGATATAAGTAGCGTTTCTGGCGCTTCTTTCTTAGAAACAATTGATGTTAGAAGTATATCAAAACAAGGAAAATTTTATCTTACTTTTGGTCCTCATATTTTTATACCTTCTCAATGGGAGAACACTACTGGTTTTAATTTTCTAATAAATAATACAGGATCTAACAGTTTTAATATAAATAGTTATAAATTGATGTTTAAGAGTTATTTTATCTAAATTTATGTAATGTAATATTTTTTATACTTATATTATATAATGAAATCATACAAAATTAATAAATATAATAAGAAAATGAAAACAAAAACTAAAAATAATAAAAAATATAGATTTGCCAGAAAATCTAAAAAGAACATGAAAACTAGAACTAGAAGAAGAAATGTTATGAAAACTAGAACTAGAAGAAGAAATGTTATGAAAACTAGAACTAGAAAAATAAAAGGAGGAGTTGGTTCTCGTTCATCTTTTACAGAATTTTTTGCTGATTATAATAATAAAGCTCAAGAATACAAAAAAAGAAATGAAATTGAGAAGAAAATATTAGATGAAGAAAAATTTTATGATGAAAAACAAAGAAAATTAGATAAATTTGTTACAACATTCAAAAATGACGAATGTGCAATATGTTTAGAAAATTTAGATGATGATAAAAATAAATCTAATATGGAAAAATGTTTATCTTGTTTAGATAAAAAAAATAAAAAATTATATTTTACTGATTGCGAACATACATTTCATGGTAGATGCTTAGATAAATGGATGGAAGAAAATGAAAATTGTCCTCTTTGTAGAGAGTATATAGCCCATTTACAATATGCTTCAGAATATCCAGAATATTAAAAAAATATATAGTTTTTATTTTTAGATTTTTAGATTATGGTTTTTGTTTTGGTTTTAGTTTTTTTACTTGAGTTCGTTAGCAATATTAAGTTTCTTTTTTTGCACTTTTTTTGCATGCATTTCTAATGACTGCGAATTTTGTTCCGGTTCATGGGCGCCCATTATAAACCTATAAATATTTACTTCTTGCGTTTGACCAATTCGATGACACCTGGCAACTGCTTGGTCTTCAATTGATGGATTCCAGTGCGGACTTACAAAATAAACTTCTGAAAATTCTTGAAGATTTAATCCTTCGCAACCAGTTTGGATTTGTAAAATAAGAATATCAATATTTTCTGTATTATTTAATATTGATAATCGTTCATTATTTTTTGTTCGCCCATCAATAAAGGCTGTTTTGTAATTTTGCCCGGAGAGAAGTTTGAAAATCTCATCTATTTCAGCCCTATAGTGGCAGAAGATTAGTTTCTTCTTATCTTGTGGCGATGATATTATTGTTTCAATTACTTTTGAAAGCTTACTTGAATTGTTCGTTGTAATGTTTCCGTCTTTTACCATCGATGCCATAATACAAGATTGGCGCGCCTTTACCAAGAGTGGTAGCTTTCTCTCTGGAATTGGAATATTAAATCGCATGTTGTTACGAGTTACTAGATTGCTAAAATTCAGATTTTGATGAATATATTGGGATAGTTCTTTTTCATCATCGTTCTCCCAGTCAACATCTATTTTTATTGTATTTATTTTTGGTATTTCTATATTTACTTGCTCTTTTGTTCGCTTCATCAGGAAATTCTTAGCTATTTCTTTAAGGTTTTCGCTTTTTTGGTAGAATGTTTTTGGGATTCCAATAATATCACAGAGTGAATAAAAGTCATTTTTTTGGTTTTGAATTGGTGTTCCTGTTACAAGCCAGTTTATTTCTGAGTTTTGTGTTAAGATATAAGCTCCCTTGTAGATTGCCGTTTTTTTATTTCTAAGATGGTGTGCCTCATCATAAATAATACGATCCCATTTTTGTTTGTAAAGTTCGTTTTCTCTCTTTTCATTTGTGGCAATCATTCCATAAGTTGTTACTATAATTGAGTGATTTGTTGTGATTTCCCGGAGAGATCTTTTTGTATTTGTTCCATGATAAATATACGGTTCTTCATCTGTTAGAGTAAGAATTATTTTTTCCCATTGGATTAGAAGTGCTTTTGGTAGAACAATTAAAGTAAGAGCTTTCGGATTTCCAATTACAAGAGAGATCATTGTGATTGTTTTTCCCAATCCCATCTCGTCTGCTACCAACCCACCTTTTATGTTTTTTTTATCAATTTGAAACCCCAATGTTTCATTATTAAGACACCATTTAATACCTTCGATTTGATATTCTTTTTCATGAAGATTTTTATTTTTAAACCAAATATTGATTGCTTCCATGAGAATTTTTTGAAAGTTGAAGAGAGATAAGTAATGTAATTTTACAAAAAAAAAATAAAATTTTTTCAATTTTTTTTATTTTTATTATTTTTATTATATTTTAAGTTATTTAAAATAATTTTATTCAGTACAGCACCTAGCTTTTCTATGTTTTCGCTCCATTTTTTATTTTATTTTTATTTTTATTTTATGGTCCTATCTACCTTATTTATACGCAAACTGGAAATGAGTAAGAAAACGAGATTTGAGTAACAAAAATATACCACATTTTACCACAAATTTTACGAAAAAAAAAGATACACATCGCAGTTGTCTTTACTCCGGGCTAGAGAGGTTTCTTGTGGGGTGATCAGTCCCGACACTTTACAACTGCACTCCCGCTACTAGGGGCGCCATGACCCTAGAAGTTGAGCTCACAGAGCGTGCATCTTTTTTATTTTAATATTTAATTATTATTTGTTTTTCCTAACTATTCAGAAACTTATTTCAATTTTTTTTGTGTTCGTTTTTTACACCTATTCCATATGCCATTTTTACCACAATTTTTACCAAAAACTTAACAGAAAAAAAAATTGAAATAAGTTTTTCAATAGTTCTGTTATGTATCAACAAACAACCAACTCAATAAACACAAATGGCAATGACGATCGAGCAGCTTACCATGATGATTCAGACCCTCACCAATCGCGTTAACGAACTTGAGAAGCAGAAAGATGATGTTGTTCAGCCACTTCAGGAGAAGAAGGACAAGAAGGACAAGAAGGACAAGAAGGAGAAAAAAGAAGTTGACCCTACTAAGCCTAAGAAAACAAGTGGATATCTTATCTACTCCAGCTCTGTTCGCGCAGAGGTTAAGGAGCAGCTCATTGCTGATGGCGGGGAGGGAAAGCCAAAAGAAGTGATTCAGGCTATTGCTGCCAAGTGGAAGGCGTTGCCAGATGAGGAAAAGGCTGTTTGGAACGAGAAGGCCAAGGCACCACAGACATCAGATGATGAGGTCGCGTAGTTTAAACAATATTATGGGTTACAAAAATAAAAGCTAAAAACTAAAAATAGCATGAAAAAAGGGCAGTTCTTATACTTTTTTTTCTTTTTGTTTTTATTTACATTATTTCTCGGCATATGAATCGAGATAATTGTCTACAGTGGCATTTACATCTCGTTCTGAATGTAGCATGAAATTCGGTATCTACAAATGGAGCTAATTTTTTTGGCCTATTAATTTTATGTCTCTCACAACAATCACATTGGTTGAAAGTTTTAACAACCTCTTCTTTAGAAATAATTCTATTATTATAGAATAGTTTACATTTGTTCAAAGAAATATTCAACCCCGAATCAAATGCAAACAATATCATACTCTCGAAATACTTTATTTTATTTTTCAGCATCATTTTTACTTTTTTTTGTATTAAGTCAACTGCGTCTTTCTCATTAAATGAAATGATGTGGAATAAAAGTTCAATTGGAAGAAACTTAAATTGCGCATTTTTAGCGAGAACAAGAATTGAGTACATATTTCAATCTTTTGGTATCAATATAAATTTTACCTAATACTTTTCAATTTTTTTTTTTTTGATTTTTTCCAAAAAACTTAACAGAAAAAAAATTGAAATAAATTTTTTAATAGTTCTGTTAAGTATCAACAAACAACCAACTCAACAAACACTAATGGCAATGACGATCGAGCAGCTTACCATGATGGTCGAGACACTCACCAAGCGCGTTGATGAGTTTGAGAAGTTGAATTGTGTTGTCGCCGAGCCAACAGAGGAGAAAAAGGGTGGCAAGAAGGACAAGAAGGAGAAGAAGCCAGTTGACCCCAACAAGCCCAAGAAGACTAGTGGTTACCTCATCTACTCCAACTCTGTTCGTGGTGAGGTCAAGGAGCAACTCATCGCGGATGGCGGTGAGGGGAAACCAAAGGAGGTTGTTCAGGCGATTGCTGCTAAGTGGAAGGAACTTGGTCTTGAGGAAAAGACTGTCTGGAACGAGAAGGCTAAGACACCCCCGGCATCTGAGGATGAGGAGGCGTAGGTTAAACATCGGATGGGTTACAAAAATTAAAAACTAAAAACTAAAAATAGCATGAAAAAAGGAGTAGTTCTAATACTTTTCTTTTTTCCTTTTTTTTATTTTATTTCAAATAGGTAAAAGAGTTACTTTTGATAATTGTAGATTAGTTTTGCATTATTTATGTCGTTTTTAATGATATCGCACATTTCCAAATAATCATTCTCTCTTTCACACTTTTCATAAAACTCTATAACTTGGTAACTTTTTTCAGTAAGTTCTTTCATATACTGGTATTTATAGTTGCTGAACATCATGTTATTTGTCTTCAAAAATTCTAAAAACATAACCATGTAAAAGTTGTTACATTTCACATAATTAGTATAAACATCAAACCTTTTCTTTCTCTCTTCAGTGTAACAGTGAAATGACCTGAGTGTTTTTTTTCTCAACCTACTTTCGATGAAGTTCTTTTGTTTAACAATATGACATTCTATCTGTGTAATCATAAACGCAATACGATTTGGCATTCCTAAATTTTATTTATTAATTAATCAAATAAAGTGAAAAATATATCAATTTTTTATTTTATTTATTTTTTCTCTTAATTTTCCAATAAAAGGTTTACAAAAAAAAATTGAAACATTATTTTTGTTTTATTGATATATACCAACCAATAACACAAATGCCGACTGTTAACATTAGCGCTGCCGTTGACAAGATGATGAAGAACATGATTTCTGACACTATGGAATCCTGTGTTTCCAAGCTTTCTGAAAAGTATGGTTTTGACGAGAAAGAGGCACTCGAGTTTCTAGAAATTGATGGTCTAAAGGAAAAAAAGGAAGACAAAAAGAAAGAGAAAAAAGAGAAAAAGGAGGTTGACCTTAATAAGCCAAAGAAAACTAGTGGTTATCTTTTATATTCTGCACACGTTCGGGGAGAAGTTAAGACTAAGCTAATTGAAGATGGGGGTGAGGGTAAACCTAAAGATGTTATTCAGGCGATTGCTACAAAGTGGAAGGGACTTAAAGAAGAAGAAAAGGCAGAATGGAATGACAAGGCAAAAGCAGCCAAAGAACATAATGAGACAAATTAGATAATAAAGTAAAATAAAAATACCAAAAACTAGACGTGTATCATTACAATACTTTTTTCTTTTTTATTAAAATTGAACAAATTTAAAAATAATTAAATATAATTAAATATAATTATATATAATGCCTTTAATTACAGAACCGAGCATTTGCATTCCACGGATTTCAAGTAATATTACAAAACCATATATTAAAAATATTTTTGAACAAATTTTTGGCTGCAATTCAATTGAGAGAATAGATTTAGTTAAAAAAACATATTCAAATAATAAAATTTATTATACAGGATTTATCCATTTTAACTATTGGAATGATTCATCTAATGTCCAAGCTATTCGTAATCGTATAATGAATAATCAAACATTCAAAATTGTTTATAGCGAACCGTGGTTTTGGAAATGCTCAATTAGTAAAGCTATTAAACCACTTATTTATACTCCATATAGTGATAGAAGAATTGTAAAGAGATATGATACAAACATTGTTAACGATGCTTATAGTGAGGTTTTTCAAGAAATTAATAATATTTTAAATGAGAATATTTGTATTTCTCCTCCTCCTCTTAGACGACAACCTGCTTCTGTTCCTCTTCTTTCTCCTCCTCCTCTTAGACGACAACCTGCTTCTGTTCCTCTTCTTTCTCCTCCTACTCATCTTTCACCTCTTATGTAACAACATGAAATAAACGATCGTAATCTACAATTAATTTAGTTTAATTTTATTTAATTTTATTTTAACGACAAAATTGAAATACTTTTATAATATTTTTTATTTTTTGTAAAAGTATGAATATTTTCTCTACTGTTAATCATATTTTTAAGTTTTTCAATGATTATATTTATGAGAGAAATATTAATTATACTGACTTGATTGAAAAAGGATTATATTTCGATTCTATTAATTATAAGGATGAAGATTATGTTGAAATAAAAACCCCAAAAAATACAATTGAATCCATATCTATTAATATATAAATATTTTTATAAAAAGATTATTTCTCTCTTAATTCTTATAAAATATTTTTGTAAAGTAGAGAGAAAAAGTTATTTACCTTATTTAATATGTGTATTTTATAATATATACTTTAATATTTTATAAAATTATGGTTTGGTCAGTGTAAATGTATGTTTTTTTTTAACTTTCAATTCTATAATCCATTTTTAAAAATTGGACATAAAAAGTATGTCCATTTTTTATTTTTCGATTTGAGAATTGTAAAAAAAAGTGAAAAATTCACTTTAGAGCATAATGCTCTTATTTATAATTTTGTTTTTTTAAAAGTGTTACTGAATATTTTATTTTTATTTTTTGAAAAAGATTTAGGAGTTTTTTATGTAACTATAATATAATTACATATGATTACAGAAAATACTCAAAAAAACTCATTAATTCATGAATGTAAAAAATGTAACTTTAAAACGTGTAAAAAAAATGATTATAAACGCCATTTATTAACTGATAAACATAAAAGATTACAGAATAATGACAAAAGCGGCGTCGAAAATAAAAAATATTTATGTGAATGTGGGAGAGAATATAAATATAGACAGGGGTTATATAATCATAGAAAAACATGTAACGGAGAGAAAAAAGAAACAACTATTATAGAAAATGAAGAAAATGTAGATTATAAATCTATGTTCTTAGAAATGATAAATGAAAATAAAGAATTAAGAAAAACAATTACTGAATTAATACCTAAGGTTGGTAATAATAATAATAATAATACTATAAATAATAAAAATAAATTTAATATTAATGTGTTTTTAAATGAAAAATGTAAGGATGCTATATCAATGGATGAGTTTATTGATAAGATTGAAGTTTCCATGAAAAACTTACTAACAACAAAAGAAAAAGGGCACGTGTATGGTATAAGTAATATTATAATGGAAAACATGAATAAACTTTCTCTCTATGAAAGACCATTACATTGTACGGATAAGAAGAGAGAAACATTATATGTAAAAAATAATGAATGGGAAAAGGATGATAGTAAGGAACATATAAATAAAGCATTAAAGAAGGTTGAATCAAAACAATTAAAAAACTTGAATGTATGGTTAGAGGAGCATCCAAATTATATGAATAATCCTATAGAACAAGAAGAATTTGCGAAGTTAATGAGTGAATGTGGTAAATCAATAGATGATGGAAGAGAGAAAATAATAAAAAAGTTATGTGATAATGTATATATAGAAAAAGTAGAAGAGTAGTGCTTTTTTTTAAGTAATTGGAATTCCATATTAGGAAACTATGTAACTGCAGAAACTAGCATATATAGAGTTACCATATTAGGCAAGTCTATATATACAAATATATATGTGTGTAAACTAGGGGGCGTATTTATACGCAAACGGGAAATGAGTAGGAAAACAAGAAATGAGTTACAAAAATATACATATATAATACTTATTCTCTCTATAATAAAAAAGAAAAGAGAGAAAAGACATGCTATTTTTTATATTTTTATTAATTTATTTAATTATTTATTGTAGTTTTAATCCTCATCTTCACTGTCATCATCAGGAACAATTTCTTGTTTTTCTTCATCCCAAATACCAACTTCTTCATGGGTATCATTATCGTAAACAGTATTATCAGCCGCCTTTAAGTATTTGACGCCTTTGAATGTAAAAGGGACAACAACGGTTTCTTCATCATCGTCACTATCATCACCATCATCATTTTTTGGTTCAGGAGTTTCTTCCTTTTTTGGTTCAGGAGTTTCTTCCTTTTTTGGTTCAGGAGTTTCTTCTTTTTTTGGTTCACTTTTATTAGCTTCTTCAATAAGATTCTTGATAAGATCATCACCAACATTACCATTTTCAATTACTTTCTTTTCTTTTGTAGGGCGACCACGTTTCTTGGGCTCAGTAATAGATTCTTCATCAGAGGTATCTGTTGTTGAAGTTGATTTTTTAGGGCGACCACGAGAAGTTTTCTTAATTTCAAATTCTTCTTCAGGGATGGTAACGCCCAGTTTTTCTGCTTCTTTTTCAGCCATTTCTCTCGTAATAATCATTTTCTGCATAAATTTACTATATTTAATGGGTTTTTTTCCATTTTTGTCTTTATAGTTTTTATCCATACGTTCATCGATTGTTCCATAGTTTGGCTTCCCATCACTATTTTTCTCACTTTGTTTATGGCATGTTTTACACAAATTTTTTTGAAAGATATTATTTTCACATTGGGTGTATAGTCCGTAATTTATTTTTATCCCTTGACATCTTTCATCGTCTATTCTACCGCAAAATGGTAGCATGATTTTCTTCTCTTTATTTTTATTTTTTTCCTTTTCATTTACTATTTTTACATCTAATCCTATCTCTTTTTTTACTTCTGAAATATCTACTCCATACTTTGAACTTATCTCTGATACTACTTCCAACAACATCTTTGACATCGCTTTCTCCATCTTTGAATTCATCTTTTATACCTAACACTCTTTTTTCATTTCTTTTTCAATTTTTTTCTTTTTCTTTTTTCTTTTTCTTTTTATTTTTATTTAAATTGAAAATTTAGACACTTATTAACTAATAATAAATATTATATCAATATATTAATGTTGAAATGTTGCGAATGTGGAAGTGATATATATATTAAAAATAAAATTTATAGATGTTTTGATGGAACTGTATGCACAAATAAATGTCAGATGGATAGATGTATAAAAATTCTATCTAAAGATAGAAAAATGTATAATTATAATTGTTGGGGAAACACAACTGCGTATTTAATAGAACCGAAGGAAACAATTAAAGAAATAAAAAAAATACCATCTTTTGTTCCTATATATGTAAAAAGCAGATCTTATTTAAAAAAAACAATTAGTAATTATGATTTACATATTTACAGTAGCGATAAAGAAAAAAATAATATTTACAATTTCTCTAGAGAGAATATAGATTTAAATAATGAGGTAGAAAAAAATATATTTTTAGAAAATTTAAGAAATATTAATTTATTTAATAATAATTATTTACATTGTAATAATAACGTTTTAATTAATGGTATATATAAATTATATAATATTATTAATAAAATCATATAATTTGAAATTAATTTAATAATTTAATGTTTTCTTGATTTATACGTTTTATGTTTTTTATTATACATGAATTTTCTCGAACGAGAATGACGAGATTTGCGAGATTTGCGAGATTTGCGAGATTTGCGAGATTTGCGAGATTTGCGAGATTTGCGTGATTTGCGTGATTTGCGAGATTTGCGTTTTTTACCACCAATAATTTGTTCAGAAGATTTCAAACTAGGTGGCTCTGGTTTTGATGGTTTTTTTTCCTTTTTTATACCATTGGAAACAGTCGCACCTGTTCCTTTTATACCACTGGAAACAGCCGCACCTGTTCCGTTTATACCACTGGAAACAGCCGCACCTGTTCCTTTTATACCATTGGAAACAGCCGCACCTGTTCCTTTTATACCATTGGAAACAGCCGCACCTGTTCCTTTTATACCATTGGAAATATCATTTTTGGCTCCTTTAACAGCACTAGATACTGCCGTAGAGCTTTTGTCAATTAAGTTAGCACCTTCTTTTCTTGTTCTATCTACTAATCTCGTGAACGAAGAACCAACATCTTTAAAAAATTGTCCAACCGCACCACCTATAATTTTCTTTTTATGTATTCTTCTTCTTCTTGTTAAGCGAGCCATTATATAATATAAAAATATAAAAAATTGATATTAATGTATAAAAATAATAATGAAGGAAAATTTAAAAAATTAAAAAATGACAATAATAATTTACCTAATTTTAATGATTATATTAAAATTTTATAACTATGATATCACAATGATGTATATATTATATTTATTTATAAATTATATAGGAACATTAATTTAAATAAAGTAAATATATATAAAAATGCTAAATGATGTAATCGAATGTCCGATATGTTTGAATGACATAAATAATGGCGAAGGTATTATAATACCTGAATGTTGTAATAACTCAGTTCATATAAAATGTATAATGAATTGGTATGAAAAAAATAATAGTAATAATGTTTGTTTTATATGTCAACAAGTTAATAAATTTTCTAAAGATATTCATTTAAATAAAACAGAAAAGGTAATTGAAATAAGAGAGAATTTATTAGAAAATAATAGCAACGAAAATAAAAATTGCATTAAAATATGTTTATCTGTAATAATTTTAGGTGTTATTATCTTCGTTATATGTTTGTAAAAGTAAAATTTTTTTTTTTAACATTTTTATTTCATTTTCTAAATCTTTAATAATATTATTTACTAATTTTTCATAAATATTAATATACATATTATTGTATTTTATTGATAAAATTTATTTAAGTAGATGTATATTATCTATTACTTTATCTAATTGTCCATGATTATTTATTACAATTTCAATAATCTTTTCTTGGTTAGTCATAATAAAGTGATAAGTAATTGAAAATATATATCTTAATAACATTTCTATAATAAATTCCTTAACATTTTTTAAAGTAATTTTTTTTCTAAAATTTTGATTTATAAATGATCCAATTAATAAGATATAATAACCAAAATCTTGATTAATTATATCATTTTGACCAGAAATATCATTACTTATTTCCGCTAATAATTTAACAATTTTTTTTTCTTCTTTTATTTTCTTATAAGTATTTGAAGGAATAATTGCATTAGAAGAAATTTTTGATAAATGTTTTTTTCTATTAACCATTAAACATAGTTCTGCTGGAGCAGATTTTATTCTTCGCATTAATATTTTATATAAATTAATATTTTTTTATATAAAATCAATTATTTATTATTTTATAAAATTTATATTTAATAATTTATTTATTCTTTAACAGAGCGATGGGGACGAGCTTGAACCGGAATTTGTTCACTTCGTCCTGTCGAAGCGCGGCGACGAACAAGCATCCACTCATCACCTTCACGAGGACCCGGACCATGAGGGCGAACCCGATATGAAGAACGTGGTGTTTTTGACGTAGCGCTTTTTGAATCTGTTGTAGTAGTTTCGGCACGTGTTACACGTGTTTCTAGGCGTGTTTCACACATCAGCTTCCCATCAGAAATACCACTTACATCCGTTGCTTGCCATTTATGTTCACTATCCACCATTTCTTTTAGAAAAAATTCTACATATTCACCTTGGACTAGATAACGATATTGTTCCTTTTCTACTTTAATAGAAGAATGGTGAACAAAAATATCAGTTCCTTCATATTCTCCAGTCGAAATTGTAATAAAACCATAACCGGATTTGTTATTAAACCATTTTACACGACCAGATGTTTTAGATACAGTAGCTTTGTCTGTTGCAGTGGGAAAATGAATGCCATTATCACTCTTGCTCATATTGTATTATACTATCATATAACATGATCGCTTTAAATATTTTTATAAAATAATGTAATTAGTTTTATACCTTTTTTAATTTTAAACACTGGTTTAGAATTAATAATATTCCATCCATTTTCTAGGAAAAAATAAATCTGAAAATAAAAAATAACTAAAAAATACTATAGCTCCTTTTATAGATATTGTTACTATCATTATAAATAATAACATAAATATATTATAAAGTATCGAAGATGCTCTATTTGTACCTAAATTAATATTGAAATTATTTGGTAAAAATCTAACCAGTAATAATAATATTATTAAAAATGGTGCGAGAATTTTATATGACACTAAATTTATCCCTGAAATTTGTGTTAAAATTAGATTTGTAAAAAATACACTAATAACAATTTTTAAAATGTTTATAATATTATTACCACCTTGTATATGTGTACATAAATTTTTGCTCAGATTCTCATCTTTACTCAATTCAAGACTACTAGTAAATGGTATAGATAAAACGGTTCTTTCTGAACTTTCATCATTATTTGGAGGAACTTGATGAATAGTTGTTCCACCACAAAAAAGTGCAGCATCTCCTTCCTCTAAATAAATTGTATTTATTTCATTATTTTCACTTTTACATTGTAAAGGACTTATTTCACCTTTTTTTTTTATACATAAAATTGTATTATATAAATCAGGCCTATTTAATGGATCAACATGCCATAAATGTTGTGAATCTTTTCCATAATATCTATATATAGTAGTATTTTTATCATGAAATAGATATAATTTTTTTCCTATTTTTTTTTCATATTTCTCTTTTATTTTTTCTCTTATTTCATCAATTATTTTTATTTCATCTTTTGAATAATTCATTGGATATTGATGGGAAGTTGTATTTTTTCTTGTAAAAAATGATGTATCTTTTTTGTTTGGGATATTTATTGATTGTAATTTTTCTATATCATTTTTATCCAACATATTTTTGTATTTATAAGAATATGGTTTCAAATAATTTTTGAAATTTATATAATCTAACCTTCTATACATGTTTATAACTCTACGAACTATATTTTGATCATATAGATTTAATATTCCAGAAATATCAATTATAAATAATAAAGTTAAGTATATAAAAATACTTAAAATATATTTATTAGCTAATAATGAATTTCTATATTCAATAAATAAAGTATAAAAATTTAATACTTCTTCTAAAATCATTAATATAATAAATATAATAAATTTATTTAATTATCTAAATATTAATATTTATAAATGTAAAAATAAAAAATTTCTAATAAATAAAATACAATATATTAGAATATAATGTAAACAGTATTATAGACAACTATCTTATATACAATTTTAATAAAATATGTGATAATTATTCATATATTATTAAATATAAATCTTATATTGAAAATAAATATATATTAAATCTTGAAGATATAACAAATAAGTTATATATATTGTATGCTTATTTCTTATGGTGGAAGATATTGATAATAATTATATATCAGAATTTCTAGATACTGAATTATTTACAGACGAAATTAGAGAAAAATATTATAAATTTTCCAAATAACTACATGAATTCAAGATATGGTTATCAGATTATCTAAAAGTGTATCAATATAATCATAATTAATTTTTTCATTATATTTTATATTTCTAATATATTTAATCATACAAGCAAATTCAAAAGGTATATTATTATTTATTATAAAGTTATAAATATTTTTTTTCTCTTCAAAAACTTTCTCTGTATAAAAGTCTTTATTATTTATATCATAATTATCCCATGGCAATAGTCCACTATATACTTTAATAAATGTATATATTAATGATTCAATATCATCTCTCCTCGATGGTTCACAACCATTATGTAAATTAATACTACAATATTTAATTGTTCCTATTATTTTTTTCCCATCTTTATATTCAACATGATTATTATTTTTATCAAGATATTTTTTTGATAAGCCAAAATCTATTAATTTTACTTGATTACTATTTCTCTCTTCAAATAAAATATTATCTGGTTTAATATCGCGATGAATAAAGCCATTTTCATGTAATTCTTGTAATATTTTTAATGCATTTTTAAAAGTGGTTATTTTATCTTTTAAATTAATTTCACGTTTATCTATTGAACAATCAAAAAGATCAATAACCATATAAGTATATTCTTCTTCAGTTCCAAATAATCGTATTTTTGGAATATTTTTCATATTATTTAATAAATTATATATACGGGCTTCATATTTCAGAATTCTACTCTCTTTTTCTTTTTCGATTTTTATAGCAACATTATTTTTGGTTAAAATATTTTCAGCTTTAAATACTTTACCGAATGTTCCATCTCCCAATATGCCAGTAATTTTATATTTATTCGCTATAATTATACTCATTATTAAATAAATTGAATAATTTAAATCTAAATATTATTTACTATAAATAAATAATAATGGTTGTTATTTGTAATAATAATTTTGAAGATAATAGTTTTAAAGATAATAATTTAAAAGATATTGATTATAACCAATATTTCCAAAAATTTCCGTATATTTTAAGTAATTTTCAAAAATGGGCTCTGTATTCAATAATAAATGGTCATCATACTCTTATTACAGCGCACACTGGTAGCGGTAAATGCTTAAAATACAACACTGATATCATTATGTTTGATGGTTCAATTAAAAAAGTTCAAGATATTAAAGTAGGTGAAAAATTAATGGGGGATGATTCAACCGAAAGAAATGTATTAGGATTAGCAAGAGGCATTGAATCTATGTATAATATTATTTTAAGTGATGGAGATTCTTTTACATGTAATGAAAGTCATATTCTATCTTTAAAATATAATGTAAAACCTTTCATTAAGGAGAATAAAAAATCTAATAGATATGAGCTTATTTGGTTTGATAATGTAGAAATTAAAATGAGATACCAATCTTTCAATTATAAAAATAAGGATAAAGAAGAATGTTTTATTCAAGCAAAAAGATTATTAAATGAAAAAAAATTAACACAAGGAAAAGATTTTAATATTTCTGTTAAAGACTTTTTAAATTTACCAAAATATTTACAGAGAAATTCTTTGTCCTATAAGGTTGGTATTAATTTTCCAGAAAAAAATATTGATATTGACCCATATATTATAGGATTATGGTTAGGAGATGGTTCTTCAAATAGTGCCGAAATAACATGTCAAGATGCTGTAATTTTAAAATATTTACATGAAAAAATATTAGATTACGATTGTTATTTACAATATCGGAATGGATATACATATGGATTAACTACATTAAAAAAATATACAAATCGAGGTCGTGAAAATAAAATTACGAGTGTTCTGCGAAATTATAATTTACTAAATAATAAACATATACCACACGATTTTAAAATTAACTCTAGAGAGAATAGACTTAAATTATTAGCAGGCTTGATTGATAGCGATGGTTATTATTATTGTAAAACATATGAAATAAGTCAAAAAAATAATTTATTAGCTGATGATATTGTATATCTAGTAAAAAGTCTTGGATTTGCTTGTTCATGTAAAAAGGTTAAGAAAAGTTGTTATTATAATAATATAAAGAAAGAAGGTGAATATAATAGAATTCATATTTTTGGAGACAATCTTACTGAAATTCCTGTATTATGTAAAAGAAAGAAATGTAATGAAGAAAGAATAATTAATAAACCAGCGTTAGAATATCACTTTAAAGTAAAATCAGAAGGAATTGGTAATTATTATGGATTTGAAATTGATGGAAATCATAAATTTATTTTAGGTAATTTTATAGTTACACATAATACACAACCGGCTGAGTTTGCGATTGACTTTTTCAAAGAAAAAAATAAAAAAGTAATTTATACTGGACCTATAAAAGCATTATGTAATCAAAAATATTATGATTTTAAGAAAAAGTTTCCACATATATCATTTGGTATATTAACTGGAGATATTAAAGATAATCCAGAAGCAGATGTATTAATCATGACAACTGAAATCTTAAGAAATACATTATTTTCATCTTTAATATCTAAAAATAATGATAAAAATATCAATCTTCATTTTGAAATGGATTTTAATAATGAATTAGGTGCTGTTGTATTTGATGAAGTTCATTATATAGGAGACGCAGATAGAGGTAATGTATGGGAACAATCGATTATATTATTACCTCCACATGTTCAACTTATTATGCTGTCAGCCACAATTGAAAAACCAGAAATTTTTGCTAATTGGATAGAAAAAGAAAAAAATAAAACTTATGATAATATTGAAAAAAATTTATATTTATGTCCAACAAATGAGCGAGTAGTTCCATTAACACATTATGGTTGGATATCTACAAATAAATCTATCTTTAAAATAGCAAAAAATACAGAATATGAAAAGAAATTAAAAGAATATGTAAATAAACCAATTAAATTAGCAGATAATAATGGAGTATTTAATGAATTAAATTATTATGCTATTAGTGATATATTAAACTATTTTTACAAAAATAGAAATTTTGTCAAGAGACACTTTGTTTTAAATGATATTATTAAATATTTGAATAATAATAACATGTTACCAGCAATTTGCTTTATATTTTCACGAAAAAATGTTGAATTATGTGCTCATGAAATTGAAGTATCACTTTTCGAAGAAGGTGATAAAACACCAAGTATAATCAAAAAAGAATGTGAAAATATTCTAAGAAGCAAAATTAAGAATTATAAAGAATATACACAATTAGATGAATTCAAAAATTTAATTACATTATTACAAAAAGGAATTGCTATACATCACGCAGGAATAATGCCTATTTTGAGAGAAATGGTAGAAATGTTATTTGAAAAAGGATATATTAAACTGCTATTTGCTACAGAAACATTTGCTGTGGGTATTAATATGCCAACTAAAACAGTTATATTTACTTCTTTATCAAAATTTAATGGAGAAAATGGTTTAAGATATTTGCTATCTCATGAGTATACTCAAATGGCTGGTAGAGCTGGAAGAAGAGGATTAGATAAAATAGGTCATGTAATTCATTGTAATAATTTATTCGATATGCCTTTATCAAATGAATATAAAAAAATAGTTACTGGTTCACCAAAAATGCTAAAATCACAATTTAAAATCTCCTTCAATCTAGTTTTAAATGTAATAGCATCTAATAAAAACATTGAAAATAATAGCGAGAATAGTAGTAATGATTATGATTTTAATAAGTTAAAAGAATTTATGGAAAAAAGTTTTATTCAAACAGATATTATTAAAGAAATTAATAATTACAATAAAGAGTTAAATATTTTAGATAATAAAATAGATGAATTAAGAAAAGGCATTGATAGCGGTATAATTTTCACAACAAAAAAGGAAATTATTGAAACTTATAAAACACTATTAGATAGTCTAAAAGGTGCTAGTCAAAAACAAAAGAAGAAAATACAAAGAGAAATCAGTGAAGTTGAACAAGAAAATAAATTTTTAAAGAAAGACATGGAAAAATATAGTGAATATAATGAATTATGTGAAGAGAGAAATAAAACAAATAATTTTGCTATTAATGCTGTAAATTATATTGATAGTAATATTCAATTGATTATTAATATTTTAAAAAATGATAATTTTATAGATATTTCATATAATCTTAATGATAAAGCATTTATTTCAATGCAATTACAAGAAGTTAATTCATTGGCGATGGCGGATACTTATATAAAATATAATGGTTTCAACGATATTTCAACACAAGAACTAGTTGGTATATTCAGTTGTTTTACAAATATTTCATTACAAGAAGATAAGAGAAACGTAAACCCATCAAAAAAAAATAGTAATATTTATGAAATTTCAAAATATATTGTAGAGAGAATTGAATATTATAAAGATCAAGAAATTAAAAATAATTTATTTACTGGATTAGAATATGAATACAATTTCGATTTAATTGATTATGTATTTGAATGGTGTAATTGTTCAAATGAACAAGATTGTAAATATATTATAGATCTTATGAAATGTGAAACCGAAATATTTTTAGGTGAATTTATTAAAGCAATATTAAAGATTAATAATATAGCATTAGAATTAGAAAAGATTTGTGAAACATTACAGAATATGGATTTATTAAAAAAATTAAGAGAGATTCCAGAGTTAACATTAAAATATATTGCTACGAATCAATCATTATATATCTAATTCACCTTGAATTTACATCTAATTTGTATTTTGGTTACATAATTTTATATAATAAAGAAAATTATGTAAAAAATTTTTCTATCTATTTACTTATTTTTAATCCAAGTAAACTTTTTTCAAGTCCAGCTAATATTTCTTTATCAACCCTTGATTTATATTCACGAGGCGATGATGATTTAGGAGATTCTTTTATTGGAGATAATCTTTTTTTTGTTACACGAAAAGTTTTTGGAAATTTACTTTGTGGTTTTGGTTTTTTTTTACGAGATTCTTGAAATTTCTTGTGTCTTCTTA